AGCAGACCATCTCATCGCAGGTCACCCGGACTCCCCCCTCGCGCCAGCTCATCGTGAATGCAACCGTAGACGAGGCAACAAGCCGTTACTGTAGGGCCCCCGTACGGGTTAACTAGGGGTGGGGTAAATCTTAAAACACGTTTCCACTGTCACCCGCCGCCCCAGCCTTCTTGCTCTAGGGTCGGTGTAGGCGTTTTTCCGGAGCATGGTTCCTTTTCAACGGTACACTTAGATTATGCCCTTTTGTCAATATTGCAAACAAGAAATGACACCAGGCATAAGAGGCAGAGAAAAGAAGTTCTGTTCTGATGAATGCGCTCGTTTGTCCCGTAAGAAGCTCCCGGTCGAAACCGAGTGCTGGTTTTGTTCGAAGCCGTTGGAGGATATTGGTAAGGCCGGATTTCCTAAACGTTACTGTGGGCGAAAGTGTCGAGATAGCCAACGGGTTCGATTGAATCAGCAGGCCCGCGATTTGCGATCTGTGTGCGTTGAGTGCAATCAGCAGTTCGAGGGGTTCAAGCGTAATTTGAAGTATTGCGGTGACCAGTGTCGGATTCTTGGCAATCGGAAGTACGCTTCAAACCGATGGCGTGAGGAGGTTGCTGCTAGACCCGAGTTCAAGGAGTGGGATTGCGCTTGGTGTCATGAGGTTATTCGGGTTCCGGTTTCTTTCACCGGGTTTAATAAGTATCACGCTGAATGTAAGTTGCGTGCTCGTAGGGCTAGGGATCGGCGAAAGACTTTGCGAAGGCAAGGCGTAAAGTCTGACCAGCGGATTACGCATGAGGAGATTGCGGAGCGTGACAACTATCTTTGTCACTTATGTAGTCAGCCAGTTGATATGTCTTTGCCGAGGACTTCGAAGCTTGGCGCTACGCTTGACCATGTAATTCCGGTTTCTAAGGGTGGCGTGGATTCGCGCGAAAACCTCAAGTTGGCGCACTGGATTTGTAACGTCAAGAAGTCGGACAAGATTGGGGTTAGTTTTGTCGCACGAGAAGCCTAATGAGCTGAAGAAAAAGCTCGGGTCTAAGCACGCTCATGGGGGCTCAATGATTGAGTTGAATCATGTTGAGAACGTGCCGGAGCCTTTGCGCCGTATTGATGGGCATGGCTTGGATTTGTGGAATCGTACTTGGTCGCTTGGTCAGACTTGGATTTCGCAGGACACGGATATTGAGTTGCTTCAGTTGACTTGTGAAATGGTTGATGAGCGTGAGCAGTTGCGGTCTTACGTGTTGGAGAACATTGATGCTTGGCACGAGCGCCGGGCTTTGCGCGACTTGGATAAGGCGATTGTTTCTAATCTGTCACTGCTGGGTTTCACGCCAACGGATCGTATGCGCCTGGGTGTTAGTCAGGTGAAGGCTAAGTCGAAGTTGGAGGAGCTGATGGAGCGCCGCGCTAATCGTGAGGATGCGCGTGGATAGTTGGCCTCCGGCCTGGTTGACTCCGGTTCCTGAAAAGGCGTTGGCTAAGGGTCGGGTGATGGAGCCGGTGGTGGATTTCGTTGAGGCTTTCGGTATGGTGACGAAGGACTCTGTGGCGGGTAAGGCTGGGAGCCCGTTGGTGTTGCGTGAGTGGCAGAAGTCTTTGCTCGAACATTTGTTCGCATGGGATGAGGATGGAATCCGTGCACGCGTTTCTCTGGTGGGGATGCCCAGGAAATCAGGCAAGAGTGCGCTGGGTTCTGCCATTGGTCTTTACAGTTTGATTCTTGGGCCTCGTGGTGGGGAAGTTTATTCGGTGGCTGCGGAGAAGGAGCAGGCGCGGATTGTGTTTGCTGATGCTAAGCGCACTGTGGAAGCTTCGCCGGAGCTGTCAGCGTTGACGAAACTTTATCGGGATGCGATTGAGTTGCCTTCGTTCAACTCTGTGTATCGGGTGCTCAGTGCTGAGTCTGTGACCAAGGAAGGCTTGTCCCCGACAACGGTCATTTTTGATGAGTTGCACGCGCAACCTGACCGGGAACTGTTTGATGTGTTCTCGCTCGCTATGGGTGCTCGCGGGAAACTAGCGACCCTCATTGCAATCACTACGGCTGGGGTTCGTTCGGATCGCACTGGCAAAGATTCCATTGCGTTCAATCTTTACAACTATGGGAAGCGTTTGGCTTCGGGTGAGGAGAAGGATGACACGTTCTTTATGGCGTGGTGGGAGGCGCCTGAGGGGGCTGATCATCGTGACCCTGAAACGTGGCGGGCCGCTAACCCTGGCTTTGGGGATTTGAATGCTGAGTCGGATTTTCATTCGGCTATCAAACGAACACCGGAAGCTGAGTTCAGGATTAAGCGTTGCAATCAGTGGGTGTCGAGTGTGGAAACGTGGTTGCCTGCTGGGTCGTGGGATGAGTGCGCTGGTGAGGTAACCCTAACCTCTGAGGATGAGATTGTGTTGGGGTTTGACGGTTCGTATAACGGTGACGCTTCGGTGATTGTGGGTGCGGTTGTTCCAAAGGGTGACGAGCCTGTGAAGGTGTTTATGGTGAAGGCGTGGGAAAAAGATTTGGAGCATGATGGCCCTGAGTGGCGGGTGGACATTGGGGAGGTTGAGCAAACTGTTTTGGATTTCTGTCAGAAACATAATGTGAAGGAGATCGCGTGTGACCCGTTCCGTTGGCAACGGTCTATGGAGTTTTTGGAGAATCAGGGGTTGCCGGTGGTGGCGTTTCCGCAGTCCCCACAGCGAATGATTAAGGCGTGTGCCGGTTTCTTTGATTTGGTTGCTGAGAAGCGTTTGGTGCATGACGGTGATGCGTTGCTGTCCCGCCATATTGGTAACACTGCTATCAAGTTGACTCCTGCCGGCCCTCACATCAAGAAAGAAAACCCTAACAGTCCTCGCAAGATTGATGCTGCGGTGGCGGCTATCCTCGCTGTTGACCGGGCCTCCGGTAAGATAGAAGAAACGGTTGTGCCCGAGTTTTTTGGTTAGGGGTCTGATGGCTACGGTTTTGCAGGTTGCGGGTATGGCCGGAATCACGGTGGGCGTGTTACTGCTGAGTGTTCCTGCCGGGTTGGTTGTTGGTGGGCTGTTTTTGTTGATTACCGGATTCGCGTTGGGGAAATAATAAGTGCTGAATAGACTTTTTGAGCAGCGGGCCGTTTCGTTTCAAACAATTTTCGAGGCCGGTGACGATCTAGCGTTCGGGAACCTGTCCGACACTGCGATTGATTCCAAGACTGTGTTCCAGGTGAACGCGGTTTATTCTGCCGTGTCCCTTATCGCTGACACGATTAGCACCCTGCCCTTGGATTGTTTCATCCGTATTGACGGTCAGAGGCGTGCGTTCCGACCTAAGCCTTCATGGGTTGAGAAGCCGGACATTGCGTTGCCTCGGGTGGCTTTCTATAACTCAGTCATTGTGTCTTTGATGCTTGACGGTAACGCTTTCATTCGCGTGTTCTCGAACCGTGCTGGTGAGGTTGTGAACCTGGTGGTGCTAAACCCTCGAGCTGTTGAGGTGAAGCGCACTCCTCGGGGCACGTTGACGTTCACTGTTGAGGGTGAGGGGAAGGTGCTTTCGCAGGAGGAAGTTATTTTCATTCCTGACGTGTTGCGCCCTGGCACGATCCGTGGTGTTTCGCGTGTGGAGGCTTTGAAAGAAAACTTTGGGCTCGCGTTGGCGTTGGAGAAGTTTGCTTCCACGTTTTTCGGTAATGGCACGAACTTGTCGGGTGTTATTGAGGTGGATTCGAACCTGACGAAAGAGCAGGCCGAGAACTTGCGGAACAGTTTCGACAACGCTCACCGTGGTTGGCGTAGAGGGCACCGTACCGGCATTCTGTCGGGTGGTGCGAAGTTCAAAACAACGCAGATTGACCCTGAGTCCTCGCAGAGTATTGAGGCCCGCAGATTCGCTGTGGAGGATGTGGCACGCGCTTTCAATATCCCCGCAAATATGTTGAACATTCCTGGGACTACGACTTACGCTTCGGTTGAGCAAAACAACATTCAGTTCATCACTCACACTTTGCGACCTATCGTTCAGAAACTTGAGGATGCGTTCTCACCTTTGATGACTCGTTACCCTGGTGGGGAAACAGCGTTTGTGAAGTGGAACCTTGACGGTTTGGCTCGCGCTGACATTCAGGCAAGAACTTCGGCTTATTCCACGATGATTCAGGCTGGTGTCATGTCCATCAATGATGTGCGCCGCTTGGAGGACATGAGCGACATTGATGATGCCGCTGCAAGTAATGTGCGGGTGCCGTTAGCGAATATCAACATTGATGGTGCTGACCTTGTGGCTGATGAGAAGCGTGTTCGTATGGCTCAGATTCTTGTGTTGTCTGGTTATGATCCTGCGGAGTCTTTGTCGGCGGTTGGGCTTGACCCGATTGCTCATACTGGTTTGGCTTCTACACAGTTGCAGCCGGTGGCGCAGGTTGACCCTGAGAACCCTGGTTCTGTTTACGAGGTGCAATAATGCCGATAGAGCATAGACAGGTGACTGTGGGGACTGCTGTTGTGGAGATTGTTGGTCACGATAATCAGCCTCACGAGGTTCACATTCACAACAACAACACTGACAACGCGCATATTCTTTTTCTTGGCGGGTCGGCTGTCACTACGTCTAATGGGTTGCACGTTGACGCTAAGGACACTTTGACATTGAATTTGGGGCCAGAGGATCGTCTTTTTGCGGTGTCTAATCACACTGCGACTGTGGCGAGCGTGTTGGATATTAGGAAACAGGACTAATGGCTCCGTATTTCATTTCTGACACTGCTGAGGGTTGTGATGGTTGGGCTACCGTGAAGGATGACGGTGAAGTTTTGGGTTGCCACATGACGAAGCAGGATGCGATAGATCAGGGTGTTGCGATTGCGCTTGCCGAGGATTCCACGTTTGAGGGTGAACGGTCTGTGAGGGCTGAACCTGGTGAGCTTGTGTTGGGCGATTTTGTGGAGTGGGATTCTTCGGGCGGGATGGCTCGGGGCCGTATCGAGCACATTATGACTGAGGGCACTTTGGGGATTCCCGATTCGTCTTTCAGTATTGAGGCCACACCTGATGACCCTGCAGCGTTGATTCGCATTTATCGGCCCGATGAGAGTGATACGGGTGAAGTGTATTGGGATGAAACTGACATTCTTGTCGGTCACAAGTTTTCGACTTTGACGAAGATTGACCCGTTACCTGGTGAGCCTGAAGATGATGGTGACGATGATGTTGACGGGTTGCGTGCCGTTGATTTGAGTGCCCCAGCGTATATGAGGGCGAGCGCTAGGCGTGGCCTGGAATGGCATCGTGAAGGTTTGTCGGGTGATGGTGTTGTGGATGCCACGATCCGTGAAGCGCGTGCAATGGCTGAGGGTAATGTGACCGCTGACAAGTGGGTTCGTTTGCGGGCATGGATTTCCCGTCACCTTGTTGACATGGATGCGCCGGCTAACATTCCGGGGAACGAAAACTATCCGGGGCCTGGTGCTGTGGCTATGGCGTTGTGGGGTGGTGGCGGTTCGAAACGTAGTGCCGAGCGTGCTCTGGCTTACGCGGATGGTGTGGTTGGTAGAATTGAGGCAGAGAATGAAGGCCGAGCGAAGGGCGAAGCGTTGAGCAAGTTGGAAACTCGTATTGTTGAGGTTGAAGCGTTTGAGGTGCGTGAGGGTGCTGATGGTATGCACTTGGAGGGTTACGCGGCGTTGTTCAATTCTCGCAGTGAGAACTTGGGCGGCTTTACTGAAACGATTAAGCCGGGTGCTTTCCGTGCTTCGTTGAAGGCCCGCAACGACATCAAAATGTTGTGGAACCACGACAGCGGTGCCGTGCTTGGTTCGACCCGTGCGGGCACTTTGGTTTTGACTGAGGATGACCGTGGGCTTCGCGTTTCCGCTACCCTGCCTAACACGTCTTATGGGCGTGACGCTTCGGAGCTTGTACGCCGGGGGGATGTGACGGCGTTCTCTTTTGGTTTCTCTATGCCTGCCCGTGGTGGGGATGAGTGGAGTGGTGACGGTACTGAACGTGTTCTGAAGTCTGTGCGTTTGCATGAGGTTTCCCTGGTGGCGTTCCCGGCTTACCCGGAGACTGCTGGCACGGCTACGGTTCGCGGTTTGGACAAGATTGCTAAGCGTGCCAACGTGGATGCTGATGCTCTCGCTGATGCGTTGTTGAAGATTGAGAACGGTGAGGACATTTCCTCTGATGATCGCAACCTGTTGCAGACTGTAATCAACGAGCTGGCACCCGAAGCTGAGGCACCCGTGGCCGATAACAGTTTGGAACTGTTGGCTTTGAAGAAGAAGAAGCTGCAAGTTTTGATGGGTTACTAATGGCAACCGTTGAGGAGATTGCGTTACTACTTTTTGACGTGGTTGAGGATGTTGGTGTGGCTGATGATTTGGCCCGCCGGATTGTTGCGCTCGATGGCGAGCCGACTAAAGAAACCCGTGTGTTGAAGGCTGCGGAAACGCGCTAGATCGGGTTTGCCCCTGCCAGGTATTCCACCCTTTCCCTGGTAGGGGCTTTTCTTTTGGAACGGGTTGCAGGGCACGGTTTACAATTAGAGGTAGCCGGTGTGCGTTAACGCTACGGTGAGCGATTCTGTGTTAGCACGGTTGCGATCCATATTCATTTAGAAAGAAAGATTACTGATGACTGATTCATTTTTGAAGCGTCAGCAGGAGCTGAAAGCTAACCTCACCATGCAGATTCGCGACGTTATTGACGGTGCCGAGTCTGAGGGTCGTGGCCTTGATGCTGCTGAGCTGACCAAGATTGACCGTATCGAAGCTGACATTGAAAGCGCACAGCGCTCTATCGAGGTTGCTCAGGTTTCTGAGATTCGTGCTGCTGAGGTAGCTGCGGCTGCCCGTGGCTTCTCCCCTGTTGAGGAAGCTGGTAGCGATTCTGCTGACATCTTCCGCGCACTGTCCCGTGGAGAGATCCGTGGTCACGAGTTCCTGCCTTCTGAGAAGCGCGCACTTGTTTCTTCCGCTGACACTGTTCCTGTTTCGTTCCTTGACCGCGTGTATGACCTGGCAAAGCTTGTCGGCCCATACCTGGAAACCTCTGAGGTTTTCGTTCGCGATTCTGGCAACGACTTCCGCATCCCAGTGATGTCGGGTTACAGCACCGCGGCTGAGGTCACTGAGGGTTCTGCTATCGCAGAGTCCAACCCGACCTACACCTCGCTGTTGCTTGACCCCAAAAAGCAGGCGTTCATTGTTCAGCTCTCGAACGAGCTTGTGCAGGATGCCGGCTTTGACATTGAGGAGCAGGTTGCACGCCAAGCTGGTGTCGCTATCGGTACTCGTGCGAACGTCGTAGTCCACGCAGCTGTTACCGCTGTTGCTGGCTCCGGTGTGACCGCTGGAACCACGAACGCATTCACGACTGACGACCTCATCACACTGGCTTACAGTGTTGACGGTTTCGCTCGTATGCTTCCCGGCACTGGCTACATGGTGAACACGAGCACGCTTGGTTTCATCCGCCGCCTGAAGGATGGCGATGGCCGTTACATCTACGACCCCGTAGTTGGACAGCCCTCCACCATCCTCGGAATGCCCGTTTACGAGAACCCTGCTGTCGCTAGCATTGCTACCGGAAACAAGGCTGTGTTCTTCGGACACTGGGGCTCCGTGAAGATTGCGACCACTGGTCTGCAGGTGAGCGTTAGCTCCGATGCATACTTCACCAACGATGTCACGGGCTACCGCTTCGTGTACCGTCTTGGCGCTGGTGTTGCTAACGGTGCCGAGCACATCAAGTACCTGGCTCTTGCATAAGCATTAGTCACAAGGCTGAAGGCCCCCGCTGTGTTGTAGGTTTCACGGCGGGGGTTTTCGCTATTATGTTCGAATGACCTACGAAAAGATTAAGGGTGTTGTTTCTTTAGCTTCGAATAACCCTGGGGCTCCCACCGGGTATGGGGTGCAGGCTGAGTTTCTGGTGCGTCACATGAAACGTCACGGCATGAATGTGGGTGTGCTGTCGAACTACGGCCTGGAAGGTTCGATTGGGGAGCATCGCACAGACTTTGGGAGTGTGCCGGTTTACCCTAAAGGTGTTGCACCTTATTCGCAGGATGTTTTGACTGTGTGGCATGAGCATCACCGACAAGCGGCACCCGACCTGAAGCACGCGATCATGACTCTTTATGATGTGTGGGTTTATAACGGTTGGAAGGATGAGGTGCCGGTTATTTCGTGGGTGCCGTTGGATCATGTGACGTTGCCTCCTGGTGTTGCCGCGTTTTTGCGCCGCGAGAATGTGAGCCCAGTGGCGATGGCCCCGCATGGGAAACGTCAGTTGGATAACGCTGGGATAGATTCCGTTTATATTCCCCACGCTGTGAATACAAAGGTGTTCCAAAAGACGCCGAAGATGATGGGGCCGGAGGGGATGACTCCGACACGGGAACTATTGGGTGTGAGCGATGACACGTTCCTGGTGGCGATGGTGGCCGCCAATAAGGCGAACGGGATTCTGCATCGGAAGGCTTACGATGTGAACTTTATGGCCTTCTCTGCACACTTGCAGTCGCACCCTGATTCTCACTTGTATGTTCATGCTGACCCGTCACCTAGTGTGGGCGGGTTTGATTTGGCGTTGCTTGCTCGGGTGTGTGGGATTCCACCAGAGAAGATTACATTTGCTAATAGGGATCAGTATCGGATTGGGTATTCGCAGGCAGAGTTGGCGGCACTTTATTCTGCTGCGGATGTTCTGTTGGCCCCGTCTTATGGGGAAGGGTTTGGCGTTCCCACTGTGGAGGCTCAGGCGTGTGGCACTCGGGTTATCGGTTCGGGTTGGGCTGCTACGGCTGACCTGGTGGCTCAGGATGGTTGGTTGGTGGAAGGCCAGCCATTTTGGAATGAGCCGATGAACGCCTTCTTCCAGGTGCCGTTGTTGGCTTCGGTAGTGTCGGCCCTCGCGCTTGCCGATAAAGAGCGTGGGTTCTCTGCCGTCTCCCGTAAGTTTGCGCTCGACTTCGATGAGGAGAAGGTGTGGGCTGACTATTGGATGCCATTCCTAAAGGGCTATTTCGCTAATGCTTGATTTTGGCGATTATCGCAATAAGTATTCTGGGCAAACCGCTTGGGTGCTCGGTTCCGGTAAGACCTTAGACTTTGTTCCCAACGGGTTCTTTTCGGACAAGCTTGTTGTGGCAACGAACATGACCTTCAGAGATCGTGTTGGCGAGGGTTTCGCGTGCAGTAACTATTGGATGAAGGCAGACGATTTGGTTTTGCCTACGGTGATGCCGGAGGGTGTTCAGGTGCCGGCTGATATTCCGATGGTGAAGGAAGATTCGCCACTAGCGATTTATGTGCCAACTATTACGCAGAGGTATTCCAGTTTCAATCCTGAAACTGATTGGCCTGATGATGGGACTTTTGTTGTGGGGCCCAGCTCGCTTACTTTGTCCCTTCACTGGGCGGTGTGGTTAGGGGTTGCGCATATTGTTTTGGTGGGTGCCGATTGTGGGTTCATTGATGACGAAAACAATTTCGATAACTATTACGACCCAGTAACTAAAGAATTTACGGTTGCTCACGCGCATCATGGTCTTTGGGAGTCGGTGCTCGTTGGTATGGCTAACAAGATTCGCGGGCTCGGGGTTTCGGTTCATTCTTTGAACCCTTGGGTGACTTTCAACTTGGAGGGGCACAGGTGGAGTCAGCGGTGATTGAAAACCTGATTGTGCCGGTACTAAACCGTTACGACCTACTGGATCGGATGGTGTCGAGCATTGACTACCCTGTGGGGCATTTGCTTATCATTGACAACGGTGCTTCGAGTGTGTTGGAGGATATGGCGATTGATGTGCCGGCTTGTGTGGAGCACACGACTTATTTGCCTATGCCGGCAAATTTGGGTGTTGCAGAGTCGTGGAACCTGGGTATCAAGTCCTTTCCGTATGCTGAGCGTTGGTTTTTTGCCTCGAATGACGTGCGTTTCGAGCCTAGTGCCCTTCAGAGGCTCTCAGAGGCCCGTAGTGACGAGATAACCCTGTCAAGTATGTTTCCCCATTGGCAGGCGTTCGCTCTCGGCTATGAGGCTGTCAGGCGTGTGGGTTTGTTTGATAGTTGCGGTTTCTTTCCCGCATATTTTGAGGACAACGATTATCAGCGTAGGGCGGAGCACGCTGGGGTTGCGATTCGCCGGCTCGAGGTGCCCATGATCCATGACAACAGTTCGACCATTAGGTCTGATGAACGGTTGTTGAGTCAAAACTCACGCACGTTCACCTCCAATCAGGCACATTTTTCGGAGAAGGTTGCTCGTGACGATTTTGGTGCGGGGTCGTGGAGTGTGGAACGGCGCAGGCTGAACGGGTGGGAGGCCGGGCGGTAGAATGGTGGTTGGAGGTTTATTTTGGCTATCGTGAACGGTTACGCAACTCTGGCTGAGGTGAAGGCTGCGGCCCGCATCGATGATGCTACCGATGACTCGTTGTTGGAGATGGCAATCGAGTCGAGTTCCCGCGATATTGATGCTTACACTGAGCGCGTGTTTTTCAACACGGGTGCTACAGCTGTAACCCGTATTTATATTCCCGAGAACATTTACTTGCTCGAAACGGATGACATCATTGCGGTGACTTCTATCAAGTCGGACACTACGGGTGAGGGCGGGTTCGACCAGACTTGGGCTTCTACTGATTACCAGTTGGAGCCGTTGAACGGGTTGGCCGGTGGCATTGCTACACCTTTCACGAGGGTTCGAGCTGTCGGTGATTATTTGTGGCCGATTTATGAGCCTCGGGACATCAATGCGGGGCAGGCTTCGGTTCAGATCGTGGCACGCTTCGGCTTTGCTTCTATCCCTTCCGCTATCAAACAAGCCACCATTCTTTCCTCCCTGCGGGCGTATAAGCGTTACGAGTCCCCTACGGGTGTGCTCGGGTTCTCAGACATGGGTGTGGTTCGGGTTGGCCGGCTTGACCCTGATGTGGAACGGCTGATTCAGCCTTACAGGAAGATTCGTTTCGCGTGAGCATCACATTGATGCGGGCTGGCCTCGCAACAAACATGGGCACAATCACGGGCCTTCGCACTTATGCGGAGATTCCTGACGATCCGATGATGCCCGCTGCTGTCGTGCAGTTGGGGTCAGTCACCTACAACAGTGCTTTCGCTAAAGGGTTGACCGAATACAGTTTCGTGGTGACAGTGATTTTCGGGCGCATTGCGACAGTGCAGGCACAGAAGAACCTTGATGCGCTCATTTCGACTGGTTCGGGTTCGTTGAAGACGGCCATTGAGATAGATCGCACTCTGGGCGGTAACGCTTTCGACACGAGGGTTTCTGAGATGACTAACGTGACCTCCGTTACAATTGGAGATATAACTTACCTTTCGGCAGATTTTGCCGTGACCGTGTTCGCACTATAAGGAGAAAACTGTGGCAAAGTTTGTCGCTACTAACTACAACATCAAAATCAATGGCGCAGATTTTTCGACTGCGATTGCGGCACTGACTTGGGATATCTCGTCAGCCGAGCAGGAAGTGACCGCTTTCGGTGACACTTTTGTTCAGCGTATCGGGGCCCTCAAAGATGCTTCCGTGACCATTGACTTCCACCAGGACTTCGGTTCTGCTGCTGTGGATGCCACACTGTTCCCGCTTTTGGGCAGTAACGCAACCGTGGTGGCTATCCCTAACGGCACTGCCGTGACCGCAACTAACCCGTCTTACACTGGCGTGTTCCTTGTCACTGAGTACAGCCCGTTTGCTAGCTCGGTTGGCGATTTGGCTACTCTGTCGGTAACATGGCCTTTGGCTGATGGAACTGTGACTAGAGGAACTGCGTAACCAATGAACCCAATAAACCTACAAGTAACTTTCATTGACGAAACAAGCGTTGAGTGTTCGGCTATTGCTGCCGATCTCATTGCTTTCGAGGCACGCTTCGATTTGAGTGTTGCCCGCCTGGGGGATGAAGTGCGTTTGACGCATATGTTCTTTTTGGCGTGGCACGCTCTGAAGCGTACCGGGCACACCACTGATGAGTTTGAGAAGTGGGTTGAGTCTGTTTCGATGGTGTCTGAGGCTCCCTCAAAAAAATAAAGGGGCTCGGTGAATCGAGCCTTCACTGGGAGATTGCAGCCCTTGCTTGTGAAACGGGGATTAGTCCCCTCGAGTTGTTGAAGCTTGAGCCTCGAATGTTGTGGACTATCGAACGCTATCTGATTGCGCGTGCTCAGGCCCAGAGTGGTAAGCGGGGCCGGCGGTAGAATAGGGGTATGCCCGCTCAGTTCACTGTCAAAGCCTCCGATTTGAAGGTGCTTTTGGCTGAGTTGCGGAATGTTGACCCTGGGTTGCGTAAGGCGCTCCAAAAGGAGATGCGTGACGATCTCAAACCCATTGTGACCCGGTTGGCTGGTGGGGTTCCGAAAGCTTCCCCGTTGTCTGGGTTTGCTAATGCTCCGACTGATAGCCGGTGGCGGTGGGCTGGGGTTTCTGGTCGGACTCAGACGCCTTTGGGTAAGCGGGCGAAGAAGCCTGGGTTCTTTCCTGTGGTGTCTATGGCGTTTCGTTCACGGGGTAAGGCTGCTGGTTTTGAGATTTTGGAGTTGGCTGGTTCTAAGAGTTCTGGGTCTACTCCGCAGGGGCGCGGGATGATTCGAGCATTGAATAGCGCGGCACCCGTTCAGGGCGGGTTGGGTCGTTTCTTGATTCCGCAGGCTAAGGGTGAGGCGGGGCCGGCTGTGGCGATTGCTCGAAACATTATTGAGAAGTATGTGGCGTTAATCAACAGGAGGATTTCGTGAGCGGTTCAATCAATATCCCGGTGGTGTCTAAGTTTGACCCGACTGGTATCAAGCAGGCTCAGACAGCTCTCGGCGGGTTTGGTAAGGCTGTGGCTGGGTTTGGTGCCATTGTTGCGGGTGCGTTCGCTGTTAGGGCTATCGGGAACTTCGCTGCGGAAACGATCCGTATGGGTCAAGAGGTTTTGCAGTCGAATGCTGTGTTGAAGCAGGTGGCGAAAACTACGGGTCAGTTTGGTGGGGAACTAGATTCTGTCACTAACAGGCTTATCAAGTTTGCGGATGCTCAGGAGTTGCGTCTTGGTGTTGATGCTGAGGTTGTGAAGAGTGTTCAGGCGCAACTGTTGTCGTTCAAGGCTTTGGGTGCTTCGGCTGGTGAGGCTGGTGGGAGTTTTGACCGGGCTACGAAGGCCGCGTTCGATATGGCGATGGTGTTGAAACGGGATGCTTCTGGTCAGGCGATTGCTTTGGGTAAGGCGTTGGAAGACCCGATTCGGGGTATTACTGCGTTGCGTAAGGGTGGCACTACGTTTACGGAGCAACAGCAGGAGCAGATTCGCACTCTGGTTGAGTCGAACCGTTTGCTTGATGCTCAGGCTTTGATTTTGACGGAGGTGGAGTCACAATATGGTGGGGCTGCTGAGGCGGGCGCACTGTATTCGGATCGGTTCCGGTTGGGGTTGGAGCAGATAAAGGAAACAATTGGTATTTCGTTGTTGCCTTCGTTCCAGGGCTTTGTCGAGTATTTCCTGACCAATGTTGTGCCACCTTTGACTGAGTTTTTTGAGGTAAAGTTTCCGACTTTGCTCAGGGACATTGGGGCTACGTTTTCGGCGCTTCAGCCGGCGTTCGAGCAGGTTGGCGTTGCCATTCGTAAGGCTTTCAACATTAGTGAAGAGAACACGCTGCTAGAAGGGTTCTTGATAAACATTGAGAAGCTAAGCAAGAATGAGGCGTTCCTGGGATTCTTGGAGCAAATGATTATCGGGTTTGCGAAACTCCTCCCCGACCTTATCAAGTTGCTTCCGTTGATGATTCAGTTGGCTGAGCAGGTCATCCCGTTGTTGCTTCAGCTGTTGCCGCCACTGATTAGTTTCGTCACCTTCTTAGGCGATGTGATTGGTGGGGTGGCTGGAATGTTCACGGATTGGAACTTTGTCACTGTGGCCACCACTGAGAGTTTGGACAACTTGGGTATTAGCTCAGAAAACTTGATTCCGGGTCTTGGTGCTTTGTCTGACGGTTTGGGCCGTATTGCGGATGCGTTCAGGGGTGCTTATGAACGTGCGAAACAATTCTTCGACCAACTGTCTAGAAAGACTCCTGCCGGGGTGAGTTTGCCTAACTTTGGTGAGCGGGCTCAGGGTGGGCGTGTGACGGGTGGTATGCCGTACCTAGTTGGTGAGCAGGGGCCGGAGGTTTTCATGCCGGGTCGTGGCGGGAACATTGTGCCGAATGACCGGCTAGGCGGTGGTGGCACGAACATCACAATCAATGTGACGGCGGGTATGGGTACTAATGGGGCTCAGGTTGGTGAGCAGATTGTCAACGCGATCAAACGGTATGAGCGTACTTCTGGCCCAGTGTTTGCGAAGGCGTAACCCGTGTCGGTAACGGTTGAGCTGGGGTTGTCTAAAGCGTTCACGTTGGATGATGCGGTGGCTGGTGTTATCGGTTCCACTGAGTTCACTATCGGTGGAATTTCATTCACTGACATCACTTCGAGGGTGACGGGGTTGTCGTTGTCGCGGGGTAAGAACCGTGACTTGGACAGGTTCAATGCTGGCACGTTGTCGGTGACGGTGAATAATGAGGATCGTGCGTTCGACCCTCTTTATACGAGTTCACCTTTTTACGGGGATATTGTGCCTCGCCGTGATGTGCGCGTGTTGGCTAACGGTACAGCGGTTCAGTATGTGGGGAAGATTCTTGACTGGAATTTTGATTTCGAGCCGAATGGTCGGCAGTCTGCTTCGTTGGAGGCTGCGGATGGTTTCACGTTTCTTGCACAACAGGAGCTAACTGCGGGGACTGCGGTGGCACAGTTGACGGGTGCCCGCGTGAATGCAGTGTTGTCGCAACCTTCAGTGGATTGGCCGGTTGCAGATCGTGTCATTGATGCCGGCAACAGTGACCTTGGTACTGACGTGTTTGACGGTAACGTGCTCTCCTATTTGCAGAAGGTGGAGCAGTCTGAAGGTGGACTGTTATTTATTGATAAGTCGGGGCGGGTTGCGTTTGTTGACCGGCTCACCACACCAACGGTGGATAACGTGACAGTGTTTGCGGATGATGGGACTGGGATTCCGTTCGCACCTGCCGCACTCGATTACGGTACGGAGCAACTGTATAACTCGATAACAGTGACGAGCCCTGGGTCTACAGCTGTGGCTTCTGGGGCGTTGTCGCAAACCCGTTATGGGATTGCAGAGTTGACGGTGGACACGCTGATTGATGATGCGGATGAGGTGCAGGGTTTAGCAGATTTGTTGCTCTCACGGTTCTCTGAGCCACAGTTACGGTTTCAGGCGATCCGTGTGGATGTGGATAAAATTTCGGCACCACAACGGGCTGAAGTGTTCGCGTTGGAGATTGGTGATGTTGCTCAGGTGAAACTCACACCAGGTAATCCTCCGGTGGGGGCGAAGGTGGAACGGTACGGGCAGATTATCCAGATCGCGCACGATGTGTCCCCTGGGAGCCATCAGGTGACGTTCGGGTTGGGTTCGTTGCAGACATCCTTGTTCGTTATCGGTGACCCGGAGTTCGGTACAATAGGTTTGGGCGCTCCGGGCGTTCTTGGTTTCTAGGAGGCGTTGTGGCTGGTGCAGGGTTCAAGGTGTTCCAGGATGGGAATGTCCTTCTTGCCTCGGAGGTGAACACTTTCATGATGGATCAGATGATTATGGTGTTTGCTTCGGCTGCGGCTCGGGATGCTGCGATTTTGTCCCCAAGTGAGGGGATGTTTGCGTTTCTGAAGGATGTAGACAAGTTGACGGTTTTCAAAACTAGTTGGGGGAATTTCTAATGGCTGCAGGCGGTTACAAAGAGTTTGTCGCTGGTGAGGTTCTTGACGAGGATGACATCAACGATTATCTGATGCAGGGTGTTCTGGTGTTTGCTGGGACTGCTGCGCGTGGGTCTGCGATCACTGCGCCGGTGGAAGGCCAGTTTGCGTTCTTGAAAGACTCCGACCAGCTCACCTATCATGACGGTTCGCAGTGGACTGAACTGTCTACGACTCCTGGGGCTGCTGTGGTTTCTGGAACTACGGGTTCACCAACTTTGGGAACAGTGTCCTCGGGTGGCACGACATACAATGTGTATTCGTTTACTGGTAGCGGTTCAATCATTATTTCTGAGGCAGGTTTTGCTGAAGTTCTAATGGTTGGTGCTGGCGGTGGCGGTGGCGGTTCACTAGGTGGTGGTGGTGGCGGTGCCGGAGAATATGTTGCGATTGCCTCGTCATTTCTTGCTGTTGGTACGGCCACTATTACTGTTGGTGGTGGTGGCGCTGGTGGAGCAAACGACATTCGGGGCACTACCGGTAATCCTGTAATGCTTAGGCAACTTGGTGCATTGGGAGGCGGTGGTGGAAACGGGGGGCCACAAGCCGGTTTCTATGGGCCGTCAACTGGTGGTGGTAACGGTGACAACCCTGGTGTTGGTGCTGTGACTGCGAGAATCACTTTTGTTGGGTTGGGTAATCTCGGGGGAGTTGGCGCGGAAGAAGGCTTCGGCGCTCGTTCTGGGGGCGGAGGGGGCTCGGGGAGCGTTGGTCAGGCTTTTCAGGCTTCGGCTTCTGGTAATGGGGGAAGCGGCACATCAAACTCCATTACGGGAAGTGCGGTTGATTATGCCGGTGGAGGTGGCGGTGGGAAAAACGGTGGCACTGCAGGAACGGGTCAAGCCGGTGGAGGCAACGGTTCAAACTCTGGAGCTGCTGGGGGGAATGGAACGGCAAATCGCGGTTCTGGTGGTGGCGGAGGCGGTAACGCTTCTACGGGTGGTAACGGTTCGTCTGGTGTTGTGATTGTGAGGGTAGCTGTCTAATGGCTCATTTTGCGCTCGTGAATGAAAATGGCATTGTTGATGCTGTGCAGGTTATCAATAATGAGGTCTTAGATGCTGGGGGCGAGTTTCCTGATGCAGAGGCGAGTGGTCAAGCTTTTCTGGCTTCGCTCGGGTTGACTGGTCTTTGGTTGCAGTGTTCCTATAACGGGAACTTTCGGGGTGTTTATCCTGGCATCGGTTATCTGTATGACTCGGTGGCCGATGAGTTTGTTGCTGCCGAGGTGTCTGATGAGGCTCTCTAAGCCTTGGCCTGACGGGTTCACTGTCAATCCGAACGGTAAGTATGGGATGCGGAAGCACCCGATTACTGGCAGGCAGACTAAACATCGTGGTCTTGATGTTGCAGGGACTTTTCCAGTGACTAGCGCTGCGCCTGGGGTTGTGGCTCATGTCGGTTGGAGTCCGAAGGGTGGCGGTCACACTGTGCTTATAGATCATGGGGAAGTGCATACGGCTTACTATCATGGGGCTGGCAAGACTGAGCTTCGTGTGGGTGAACGGGTGGATGCTGGGGCTTTCATTTACACTTCGGGGACTACTGGGGCGAGCACTGGGGTTCATCTTCACTTCGAGGTGAGGCGTGGACCTCGGGGCGCATGGGGAACCGATGTGGATCCCACACCTTACCTAAACGGCAACGCTGCAATGTCAACGCTGAAGGTGTCTGGGCGTGAAGATCGTGCGACTTGGAAGCAATGGCAAACCTGGTTGCAGGAGCAAAAGTTCTATCAGGGTCGCGTGGATGGTGTGCCAGGCTCGATGACCTACAAGGCAATTCAGGCGTGGGTGGGGACTCCCCAAACCGGCAAACTTGACCTACCAACCAGGAAGGCTGTCCAGGCGCGTATCGGTGTGACAGCTGACGGTGTGTGGGGGCGTGGCACTTGGTCTACGATTCAACGCAAACTAAACGAGGGTTCGCTATGAGTGAGGAACATCCTGAGTCTGCTGGTGTAAAGGTTTCAATGAGGGACATTTATTTGGAGGTTCAACGGCAGGGCCGCCTGTTGGAGAAAATTGCTAACTCCCTGCCTGATTCAGAAGCAAAGATTGACGATCATGAGATGCGGATTCGCAAACTAGAGCAACGGATGTGGCAGGTCATCGGTGTGTTTGGGTTCTTGGCCGCAATTATCAGCCCGATGGTGGCGATCCTCACATGAGCAATAACTGGAAGATTCGGCGCAGATATATTTTCGCAGCCTTCACCCTCGGTGTGGGAATGATTGTGTCGGCGGTGCTCGCGGTGTGGGCTGACCGTATGGGTGCCGGTGATTTGGTGACGGGTGGGGTTGCGTTGATAAGTTTGATTCTGACCTCATACATTTTTGGGGCAGCTTGGGAAGACATACAGAAGGAGAAGAATAGTGATGGTTAAGTGGAAGAAGTATTGGGATTTCGCGTTGGAGCGTGCAGTGAAAACTGTTGCTCAGGTTGCGTTGGCGGCGCTGGTTGCCGGTGCGGGGATTCTTGATGTGGACTGGATTCAGGTTGCCTCAGTGTCACTGCTGGCCGGCCTCATGTCGTTGCTGACCTCGGTGCTGACCTACGATAAGGCTGACTTATCGTGAGTGAGCGTGAGGTTGTGGAGAAGATTGGCGAATGGTTTATTCCAACCGATCCCGCCGAGTTGACCGTCTGCGAGTCTTGCGAGTAAATGTAAGGCTTGCGTGTAGAATTGTTGTATGAACTACAACATGGAACGCGAAACAGTAATTTACGCTCTGGTCGATGCTGACGGCGGAATTGGTTATATCGGATCTACTCGGGTCAACGCAAAAACACGATACTGGGAACACAGGTCACGAGCCCGGCAAGGCCACTCGGCTCCGGTCTATGAATGGCTGCGAGAAGTTGGTGTTGACTCGTTTACGTATGTGGAACTTGAGAAACTTGAATCGGGTCAAAACGTTGCAGTCATTGAGGCTCGTTGGATTAAGGAGCTAATCGATTCGGGTCACCCGCTGCAGAATCAGATTGCTAGGGATGGTGTTCCGAACTCTAATGGCGAACGGATGAAACAGATGCTCTCGGAGTCGCGCAAGGGGAAGGCAACCTGGATTAAGGGCAAGCGTGGCGAAGAAGCTGGGTGGACTGAGGAGCGCAAAAAGGCGCAGGCTGAGCGATTTGCTCGAATGAGCCGTAAGCAGTAGAATCAATGCGTTCGTGGTGAACGCTTCTTCTCATGGAGGCTAACTCCCCGTCATCTAGGTGGCGGGGAGTTTCTCATTCCGCTAACCACGAATAGATTGTGGCCCTTGTCACGCCTAGTTTTTTTGCCAGGTGCCTAATGTTATCTCCCTGGGTATGTTCGGCCCGTAGACGGGCTCTGAGGGCTTGTGTGACCCGTTCTAGGCGTTGTAACTGCCACACACGAAGGTCTCCAAGCTGTTCGACCGATA